TGGTAATAATCTATTTAGTCAGATTAAGATGGATTTACAATACTATAGAGCTCCTCAAGATCAGAAAGAATATCTTAAAAGAAGTCCTTATAACAAAGCAGATAAGTTCGAATTAGCTTATGCTATTACGACACATTTATCTCAAGGTTCCCAATATAGTCATGGTATCTTTATGGAAGAATTCCTACATAGAGATATTATGTCTAATCTAATATATACTGGTATCACTAGATTCTCAAACTATATGATATATGTAAAACCTAAGCCTAAATTCTTCTAAGAGCATATATTATAAATATGATTCCTGATTATGTTTTTAGTATATTATGCACAAAGGAGGAAAACTAATTATGGATAATGGTAACATTTTTGAGAGCCCGCTTCAACTGGCGTTTCCAATAACGCCAGATGAAAACGGCAAGTTTAATGTGGACCCAGAAGAAAGAATGTATACTCTCTTCATATTCTTCATTGATGGATATGATCAAGAAAAGACATTCAAATTCGCAATGGGTCAAACTGCAGTTCGTGAGTATATCATCGAGCATGTAGATATTATTGACTTTGAGAAATCCAAAATCTCTTCATGGCAAACTCGCCCATATGATTATGATGGATTTATCTCATTAGTTCAATTCATGCACTATCTCGATTCTATCGAAGATGAAGATGGAAATAAGTGGTTCCAAGATGACTTTGATATCCAACGTTATCTAGAATCCCAAGTTGAAATCGATGAAATCTCTGAGACAGAGCGTGAAAATTATGACAATGCTATTCATATGATTATGAATGGTTCTGTACTTCAAGATATTAGTCGTCTTGAAGAGGAAGGAGACGAATACGATGTCTAATGAAAACTTAAATGAAGTAACCACTGCTTTTAACCAAGGTAAAGCTGAAGCAGAGAAATGGGTTGCTCAGTTTACTCAATCTAACCAGCCAGTTCAAATCCCAGTATGGGGTAACCAACCAGCTAGTCAGTTAGAGTACTACTATCGTAAAGGTTTTATGGATCGATTCAAAGAGATCACTAAAATCGATATCGAGCAAGAGAAGAAACTCTCTAAGAAAAACCATACTCTTAGTATTCATAAGAATGGTAAACCAAGACCTAATGCTATTGATCGTGAGATTAAGAAATATGGTCCTGATTTCCTAGCTAAGTATGGTGATAGATTCTTTGTAGAAATCAAGAACCTATCTAATCGTATTCTTAATGATTTAGCTAATGCTAATATCAACGTACCAGATTATGAAGAATACTTCAAGTCTGATCGTCTATTAGATAGCTTAATTAGTGTAGCTAAAGCTAATGCAAACTATCATATGTTCACAGCTGGTGCTATTCATTTCTATGGTGCATTTGCAGAGCAATCTCAACAGGGACTATTGCCAGAAAACTATGGTCCTGTGGAGCAACGCTTCTATTTGTACCACCACTCCAATGCCCAAATCTATTCTATCTTATTGAATGCTCTAGTAGAATTCAAACAATACGTAATGTCTGGGATTTTCAATCCTGAGATTATCCATGTAGCTGAGTCAACAATCTGGAATAAGAAGTTGACTATGGCGGCACGAGATCCATATGCTCAACGCAGACTATAGTATTTCTGATCATTTCTACGATAGGGCAAAGAGTAGAGTTGGTCTTCCTAAAAAGGGAGTGGAACGATTAATCAAAAATGCTTTGTATGATGGGATCTATATGGATTATTTAGATCCCTATTCTAAGCTTTATAAGCTTATGAATGCTTACACTAAACGGTGTAATACACAAAGAAACAAAGAACGATATGTAGTTTATTTTCGTCGCTATATAATTTTGTTTGAGAAGCCAAACATTGCAGTAACTATATTATATGCACCCGAAAGCATTGTAAAGTGTGCAAAAGACTACTACAAAAGGAGATTAGACGATGGATGCAACACAATTAAAAGCATATCGTGACAAACTAAGAGCTACTGAAAATAATATTGCTATTCGCTTATATTGCGATAATGGTATTATTATTGACGAGGGCTCCATGTTTGTTAAATGGGATGATGCTAATAATATGATCTTGGCTATTAAGTCTAACGAAGATCAACAAAATCACCCTGGTGTAAAAATGAAAATCATTATTACTGACTTTGATATGGTTCAGTACATGATTGCATATTCTACACATAAATCTGTACAACCAATTGCTAAAGCATTTGGATTTACAGATGATCAAATTAAGAACTTTATTAATAAATTCGATGATCAAGACTTGCGTACTTACGTTCATGCAGTACCTGAAGATGTACTTCATGAAATTGTTGCACAGCAAGCAACTATCGATGCTCAAGCTAAAGCTACACTTCAATTACAAGAAGATCGTGCTAAAGCTGAACACAGAGTTACAGCTCAACAGATCCGTGAACGTCAACAATAATCAACAGATGTGGGTATGATATTTTAAAATATCATACCCTAAACATCTCGATAATTGTATATTATTAACGTGATATAATAACACATATGTTTTATTATATACAATAAGAAATCTCTTATAATTATTTCAAAGGAGGATACAAGTATGTATCAACAACAATTCGCACAACAACAATTCCAACAACCTCAAATGGGTTTCGCTCCACAATTTGGACAACCTATGTATGGTGCAAGCGTAATGCCTGCTCAAACTATGTTCAAAGAAGTTCAAGTTACAAACCCAATGACTAAAGAGGATTTGGAATTATTGAAACCAGTTAAGAACGAGTTCAACATGAACATCGATCCTGTCGATGTAGCTCGTGCTAAATGCCCACACAAAAACGCAACTAAATTGCTTATCAACCCAATCGGTGGTGGCAATATGGTTAAATGTAGCCAATGTGGTGCAGAATTTGACTTAACTATCCGTTCTAAAGAAGATATCGAAGCTTCTGTAAATAACTTGGTTAACTTCTTAGAACAAATGAAACTTTACGCTGTAAACTTTGATGAAGAATTCTACAAAGATTATATGATGATGATTCCATTGTTGCGTAAAGCTCCAAACTTGTACGAAATGGCTGTACAAAACTTCACAGAAGTTGTACGTCAAACATCCAATAGCCAAACTGTAGCACCTAATGCAAACCCTGCATTCAACCGCTTCGGTTTCGATGCTTACCAAGATATCTTCAATGGTAACTATGGCGCACGCTATAATGTATACAACCAACAACAACCTGTAATGCCTATGGTACAACCAATGGCTCAACCAGGTTACTATGATCCTAACATGGTAGCTGCTCAACAAGCTCAAATGCAACAACCAGCTCCACAACAAGGTCAAGTATTCGGTGCTTTCACTCAAGCTCCTCAACAAGCTCCAATGATGGCTCCAGCTCCACAAATGGGTAACCCATTTGCAAATGGTTATGCAGCTCCAGTTATGACAGCTCCAATGGCTATGCAACAAGCTCCACAAATGCAAGCTCCTGTAGCTCAACAACCAGCTGCTCCAGCTCCTGCTGAAAATGTAACTACTGAAACAAAAGTTACATTATAATAAATAAGAGAACCCTGATCTGAATGGTATTGCCCATAGGCGTTTTGCCTATGGGCTCATATCATTTGGTATTTTTTGATTATTTATGTAACAGCTAAGTAGGAGGACCCTGATATGGCATATACTAAAGAACAAATTGAAAAGATCAAGTCCTATAATAAGCAAATTAGGACCATTGAGAACTTCGCTGAAGCTGTTAGGAAAACTGTTACTCAATACTTGGGTTATACAGGTAATAAAGGCTTTATTAATATGATCCGAGAGATCTTTCAGAACTCTGCGGATGAACTTATGAAAGATGATAGTCCTTGTACCGAAATACATGTGGCTTTTAGTGAACCATTACAAGAACTTGCAGTTCGTGATAATGGTCGTGGTATTCCTCATGATAGTCTAGTACGTGTATTTGCATCTCAGCATACATCTTCTAACTATGATAAGAAACCTGGAGAATTCTCTTCTGGTCGTCATGGTGTAGGCGCTAAAGTAACAAATGCATGCTCAGAATATTTTATAGTTGAATCTTATATCTTAGGTAAAGGTAAGAAAGTTGAGTTTAAACTAGGCGATGCTGCTACTGCTAAGATTGTAGATTTACCAAATGTAGAGAATAAGCAAGGTACAACTGTTACGTTTAAACCATATGAAGATACTATGGGTAAGACTACAGTAACTTGTCAAGATGTATTAAGACTTATTAAATCTCTAGTACCTTTATTGAAGCAAGGTGCTAAAGTTGTATTTAATGGTCAAACGTTCGATGGTGCTAAAGTTAGAGAGACTATCGTTAACGTTGATGGTTTGATGGATGGTTTAAATACCATTGTTAAGAAACCAATCATTACACCAATTCGCTTCGGTGCATTGCGTGATGATAAATGGATGAAAGCTGAGATCGCTTTCACATTTGATTCTGCAGATGACAGTGAAATCATCCACTCATACGGTAACTTTTGCCCTACACGAGATGGTACTCATGTAGAAGGATTTATTGCCGGTATGAGCAAATACTTTAGAAATTATATGAATAAGTTCTACTTACCTGCAAAGAGTAAGTTAACTATTACAAACAACGATGTCCGTG